TCCAGCACGAGATTCTGGAAGCGGAAAGGATAGGCCGCAGTCGTCGCTCCCGTGTTGAGCAGAAATGCTCCGGAGAGCCCGTTGGCCGTCGTTCCCGTACCGATATTGAAATCGAGATTCGTACCGGCGTCCGCCTGTACCAGTCCCGTGGCATTGCTTTGCGCGACGAACTGGGCGTTGGTGTCATTCACCACGTACGCTTCAATGGTGGACTGATTGCCGCTCGTGACCGGACTGCCGCCGGGCCAGTAATTAGACCATTCGGTCTTCTTGGTCACCGTGGAAAGGTATTTGCAACCCTGGAAAATGCCGGCCAAGGTGACTGTAGCACCACCTGCGGAACCTACCGCCTGCTTGATGGTGCCATCGCCCGTGCCAACGCGGACGACAGGATCGCCGTAATAGATGACAGTCGCGTTGAAGTCGATGCCACCATTGCCGAACGTAGTCTGCTCGTACGACGGCGTTGTGCCGCGACCGCGGTACTGGCGAAATCCGAAGGGGGCGTTGACATTTGCCACAGGCAAAAACTCCGCTTGGGAGGTCTGCCTGGGCTGCCGAAGCTCGGGTGGGGACCGAAAACTAAATCAGAAGCTACGCCGGGTAGCTGGGTGTTCGACTTATCTCATATCAAACGAGGGAAAGCAATTCAACTCCAGCACGGGCGCCGTTATCGAGCGGCCCGTGCCAGATGCAATCACTCAGGGATTGAGTGTCGCGGTAAGCGTGCCGGCACTGGCCGGATCGGCTGCCGCAATCACGATCGACACATCATTTGATGGGTCACCCTGAAAGCCGTCATTCGTGACCGTGATAGCCTCGTAGACATCGCTGCCAGTCAGGGGGCTGGAATCGGTGAAGTTCACCGTGGCCGCACTGGGCGCAAGCTTGGCGATCTCCGTGCCATTTCTCGTGAGACTCGCGAAGTTGATATCCGTGAGTGCAAGGGAGGCGCCGCTCTTGCGGGTAATGGGGAATGTATACGTGCCAGTAACCGTGGACATGACTTTATTTCCTCGAGTGACGTGAACGCGCGTCAGGCATAAATGGCCCGCCCGCGCGGATGTGTGATGATGCTTGGGTCTGTGGTGCCAGATCCATACGAGAATCTTTCTCATAAGAATTCTGAGATTACTCCGGAATCGGGATGTGCTCGAAACTCTTTTTCACGTTCACTAGCGGCGCGCCCTTGTTATCACGCTCAAACTGGCCGCTCGGTGCCCCTCCCAACTGTTCTTCCTTGCCGCGCACCTGAGCGCGCGCGATGCGCAGGTCGCGCGCTTTCGCCTCCTGGGTAATTTCGAGCGGCCGCTCCATCAGGAGCTGCCCTTCGCGCTCGATGGTCTCGCCCTGGTAATTGATCGGCATCAGATGCGGATGACGGGAGCGCGGTACTGATTCCCATCCCTTGTGCGCCATGGCGACCTGGTAGGAAGGATTCTCCTTGCCGAATACCGTGAACGTCTTCCACTCGTAGGACCACCCGTCCGGAATGATCTTCGGATCGATGTAGAACTTGTCTATACCGTCGTCATCGGAGGAGGTCTGTTCGCGCAGTTCCAACGCGCGGCGGGCGGCGCGGGCGCGGGGATCTTCTTCGCGTGGCTTTGACTGAGCGGGGGGCTGTGCAGCGCTCAAACCAGCGGCCACTGCGGCGGCCACGTTCGTCTTCGGATTCTCAGCACTCATGACAATTTCCCCTCTTTCTTCAGGGCAACCTTGTTCCGCGCGTATTCCTCCACGGACATATTCATGATCCCAGCCATCTCGACCTCCTGTGGGGTGAGTTTCACTACGTTGGGGCGGTTGCCATGGGCGCCATTGCTGCGGCTGACAGGCGCGGCGGCGGGAGCGGCACGACCCCCGGTCGCCTGCGCGGCGTCTGCGGTAGCATCCGGCTCGGGGTCTGTTTTCGCGAGTGCTGGCGCCGACAGATCGAGGGTTTTCTCGACCGAGGCGAAGTACTCTGGGGTATCAACCTTGATTCCGCGGGCGAGTGCGAGTTCGTGCGCCGCGATCATCTGCCGATTCTTGTGCGAATCGCGCACGAATTCGGGGTGGGCGCGGACCCAGGTTGCCGACGCGGGCGACAATGCTGAGGCGAACTGGTCGACGGCATCAACGGGGGCGCGTGGCGTCGGTTTCGGCGCGGACTCGAGCGCCTTTTTGCCGGCTTCGAGTTGAATCAGCTTCGCGGAGTTATCACCCATCTGCCGTTGGAGCTTCGCAGCGGCTTTGAAGTCCTGTGCGGCCATTGCATCGGCGTATTGACCTTCCAATGTGTCGCTGGACTCGGTCAAACGCTCGATGGCACCCTTCACGAGGTCGAGTTGCGAGGTTTGAACCTCACCCCGGGCGGCTGCCTCGCCGCGAGAGGCCTCATTCGCCCGTTGTTCGGCCGCCAATCGGCCTGAACGCTCCTCCTCGAGCTGTTTTTTGAGCTTTTCGAGGCCCTCTTCCGGCGAAACGACCGTTTTTTCGGCATTTTTCGCCTGAGCGTCGTCCTTTACGATGTCAATTTCCGGCGCGGCTTCGACTGCGCCATTGGCGCCCTTTTTGGCGGCTTCTGCAGCTGCTTTAGCATCCGCGGCCGCCAAATCGACATCAATTTCTTCTGTTGGTGTTGACATTTATACGCCTCGGTCGCGCATCATCGACCAAAAAGAGTCAGGGAGGGTTGGAGATGTGCCGCAACGAGCGTAGGTATGCCATTTTTCCGGCCCGTCAATGTCGTTATTGAGTTCGGGGCGAATGCGCCACCAGATAATACCGCCGCCTAGAGTCAGCAACTCTTGCTGTACACGTTGCACGTCGAGTTTGGAAAAATTATCGGCTTGCTCCTGCGTTTTGAACGGTCCTGCTCTCATCTCGTGTGCGATCACACGTTGTGTTTTCCGTTCTTCGCCAGAAATGTCCAGCGGAATGTCGAAATACGCCATCGGCGGCATATCTAATTCGTGGACGAATGGCTCCCTATCTGTGCGAATCACCAAATCACCCCAGGATGTGGAATCTTCGCGCGAATGTCTTTGTCATGCACCAACCGACACGCAACGAAGTCCTTACTCGATAGCGCATCGGACTTCATGTTGATATCAAGAGCCCACGTGTCAGACGGACGGACTACCACCCAGTCGTGCAATGAGATTGGAATCCCTGTTACGATGTTGGTATAAGGGTCAGGTCGATCAAACTGACAGTGCTCGCCGATTTTGACCACTAACCCAACCTTTCCTTGGTAAATATCTTCCTTCAATGTCTTCGGGACTTGGATGATGCCCCCCGCAGACATCTCCGGCCGCTGGTAGATAGCCAGCAGAATCTCATTCTGCGCAATCTCGAACTCTGACATATCACCGATTTTCGCCAAAATATCGCGTTTGAGCGCGGTGGCTGAGTCATTTTGTTTGCTTTTTAACACTGCTGACATGGGTTACCGTTGGTTGAGTGTTGTGTTGACTTGTTCGCAGAAAAACTCATGAACCTGCTTTAGACCTTGGAACTCGCCTAGATAGCGGCGATAGTCGGCATAATCCTTGATGGCCTGACCATCGCACAGAATGTCGGCGATGTCGGCCATACGGGCGCTGACCAATTTCTTCAGCTCGAATTCGAATTGGGTGTTGAGGGAGGGCATTAGTTAAACATCAACGCGACTCGCTCGTATTCGAGCGCGGCGACGTAACAGTTGGTGAGCAATTGAAGGTGCTTGGCAAACGTCAGTTCACCGAGTCCCGGTTCGCATTCCAGAAAGACTACGCGGTCGGATGAAAATGGTGCGCTCGTGATCTCTTTCAGAGCGTCGCGAAAGCCCTCAGCCGTGAAGGAAGTGCCTCGGTATAGCATGATGCGCAAGCCGCGCGAATCGGTCGCGTCGCGCAGGCCACACACTGCTACTTCCAGTCGCCGCTCAGCCGCATCGGCCTCTGGCGAACTGCAACGGGACGGCTGCGACGGCCGATTGAATATCAAGTTGCTCATCAGCCGTACGCCTTGGCCTTCTCCAGCCGTCCCAACCCGCCGCCAGCACCCGAATCGATAGGATATGTACGACCACCCGACTTGCGCGCCATCATGGGTGGCGGACCGCCTGCGGGCGGGCCCATCGGCGTGGGCGGCGGCGCACCCTGGTGCAATCCCACAGGACCGCCGGGCGGTGGCATCGCTCCCGGCGGCGGCATCGGCGGTCCACCCATCCCGCCCGGCTGCGTGATGATGATATTGACGTTGGTTTTGCCCTTGTTCTTGGTGCGGCCCCCGCCCTTGCGAGCCAAACGGCCGGCAACGGGGCGGGTGCCACCATAAATCGCGCCGCCCTCTTTGCGTTCGACTCGGCCGCCGCTGCACTTCGCGCACTGACAGCCCATGGCGTGGATCAGCTTGCGATCCTGCGCCGCATCGGCATGCACTTTGCCGCCCTCTTTACGACTGACCGTCGTCGGAGGCATCGACGGGCTGCCGGTATTCTGCATGAGCGGACCACCGCCCAGTTTACCCGCGCGTCCGCCGCGCTTCATCCCGCCGACGTGTTTGGTGCCCTCGCGCTCCTCGTTGGCGGCCTTCACATCGCGGTTGAGGTAGGAATTGGCCGTCAGCGTGCGGCCGCCCGAGGCGCGGGGTTTGCGATCAGCGCGCGCAGCCGACTTCTCACCTTCCACCTGACCGCCGCGGCGGAATTGGCGACGCGAGATCGGGCGCGGGCCGGTTTGGACACCTGCATCCATCGGCCCTTCCGGCGAGTACCCGCTTGCGTCAACACGCGCATGAGGATCGGATTTAGTAAGCCGCTCGACTTTCGATTTCGCGGCGTCGCGGGCTTGTTCTGATGCTACACTCATGGGGAACTCTCCGGTGTTTTCTCGCCATCCTGATCATACATTGCCGCAAACGGCACACGGCGATCCAACTTTTCACCATCCTCAAACACGGCCATCTCGACAGGGACCCGCTTCGTCATCGACAACTTCATCGCAAACTCGTCGGCCTCGTTGGCTTCATACAACCCAAAGTTCTGCACCGCCTCCCATTGCCCATCGCACCAGCGATCCACGCGCAGACGTGCAGCAGAACTGGTTGGGTCGGTCCAACGGATGATACGGACTCTCATTGTGATTCAGTCTCACTCTCTTTGGATCTTTCAAATGGGCACTGTGTCGATAACCCGATTGGCTGGAACGGATTGTTGAACGTCAGGACGCTGATCCAAATCGTGCGCGTCTTCGCTATCTCTTCCAACTCAGTCGGCGAGAGCCGAAACGCGCATATCGTTTGACCATCTGCTGGAGCGCGATAAGCTTGGAGCGGCTCATACTCATCCTGCCCCATGGCGAGGACCACATTACATTCCGGGAACGTCACTGGGATCATGTTTGTATCGTAGTCCAGTTCATTGTGTGATGCCTCGATCCATATCCTGAATGATCTTGTGGGCCTTATGGCCCGCATCACCCATGTCGACCGGTTTGCCACTGATTGGATGAGTAGGCGCCCGAATCACGTCTGACGCCAATTTAATCGCTGCCTCGCGCTCTTTTGCGACGCGGTCCTGGTCGCGATTATGATCCTCCGCTGCTGCTGTGCGTTCATGCACCGTAGCCTCACGCGCCCGAGTATGTGCGTCCAACAATTTTGCTTGCGCTTCCGCCTTATCCACGGGCGTATCGACTTGTTGAGAGCCGCCCAGACCCGCTGTCTCCTGCTTCGGCGTGTGGGCTCCGACGGCAATTTTGTTCTCGGTCTCCGCCTTGACGGCGTTGGCTTCAATGAGGTCCGCCGCCGCGCGATCTGCATCGGCCTGGGCCTTCTTGCTCTCATTGGCCATCTGCGTCTGCGCTTGCACCAGCTGGGGCGGAGGCGCCGCACGCGCCTGTTGCGGCACGAAGAATTCTTCGGGATTCGGCCAGCCCATCGCGTTCAGCGCCGCCGTATCAACCTTGATCGGGTCGTATAGATTCGGGCTCTTTTCCTGCAACTGTTTCAGCCCCATCACTTTCATCATGCGCTGGCCGCTCGATGAGGTGTTCGGATCAGCCTGCGGCACCAGATCGCAGTTGTTCAACGCGGCCAGAAATTTCGCCTTGTCCCACGGCGTCTTCGATTTGCAGCCGCGATGCCAGAATGTCTCTGGATTTTCTTTGAACTCGCGTTTCAGTAACTGAAACTCTTCGGCTTGGGCCGAGTGCATCCTTTTGTGCACGGCATTCATGACCTTAATCGCTTGGTCAATGAGAGCCATCGTAGTGCCGACCGGCACATCCGCCCGACCTTCGCCCACCTGTACTTCGGCCGTGCCGCCAATGCGCCGACCCGTCTCGGCCATGTCCTGCACCAGCGCCATCAGCGGCGCCATCTGCTGCGTGCTGTAGGGTAGCGCCATGATGGCCTCGCGGATCGGCACGCCGCCGGTCTTGACAGGAGCGCCACCACCCGGGGGAACCCGAAAAATGTTCGTGTTCTGGCGACCGCCCGTATCCTGCATCAGGAATCCCGGGAAGTTCGCGAACATGCCGTTATCGAGCATCTCGCGCCAGGCCGCCGTGATGGCGTTGGTGGAGTTGCCCAGGATGTGCAGCAAGCCGATGCCGTAGAACCCGAGGCCCGGCACGAAAGGGAATTTCACGAAGCGCTGGCGCGCGATAGGTAACTTCTCGGTCTCCTGATCGAACCGGCGGACAATCGACAGCGCTGTCCGGGATGACACATCGATCGTCGCCACGTACGGAATCGCAAGCCCCGTCACCTTGCCGTTGTGCTTGTGCTCAAATCCCGAGATGTCGAGCTCACAGCAGCACTCATATAACTCTCGCTCGCGGTCGAGCGGTCGACGCAGGCCGTTGTCGGACAGGCCCTGCTGGGCTTTTTCTTCCTGCTGCAGCGCATCCGACTGGGGAATGACCGCGTCGCCGAGTTCAACGTCTCGATAGACCCCCAGAATCTGCATGCGCTTCAAGGTCGACGGTCGCATCATGACCCGATGCGTGACGCGCTGGGCGTTGGCCAAATCCGTGGCCGATTGATTGACGATCAGATCATCCGCATCGATCGACTCCGACACGGGGCGGTTGCGCAGCGGGCACGTGTAGACCTTTTTGAACCCGTCGCCACCAAATCCGGTCATGAATAGCATGCGGTCGGTGTCGGGGTAGTACTCGGTCGCCACCGCGGTCAGATAATGGTTAAAGTCCTGCTCAAGCGCAGTGGCCAGCTGGTCGGTGGTGAGATCGGGCGACGTGGCATCGTTCCGGATCTTCACCGGGCCGTCGGTCGGCAAGAGTTCGCTGCGGGCATTCGCCTGAAAGCGCAGCACTGCCTCAAGCAGCAGGGGATGGCGAACTTTGCTCATGCCTTCCACGGGAGCACCATCCGCACCGCCACCCACATTGGGGATCTCGATCTTCAGGCCGAGCAATTTCACGCCGAGCGCGCGGTCCTCAATCCATTCCTGACGCGATTGCAGATCATCGGCAATGCCTTGCAGCAGATCTTCGGTGAGGCGTGACAGCTCGTCGGCATCGATCTTCTCGGCGAGGTTACCGAACCATTCGGCGGGACCATCGTTGGCCGGATTCACGTTGCCGAGCGGCTTGCCGTCGAGCGAGACCGTGATTGCCCCATCGTCGTGAGTGATTCTGAGGATGTTCCCGCTATCGTCTATATCGAGACTGTCGGCCTGGTCGTCGGAGACATCGACGACGACTTTGGCGGCGCCCGGCAACTCGGGATCGGGCTTTCCCACGATCCGCAGGTTGGCGTTGTTCATGCCGCCGAGGCCGCTCATGGGGCCGGTCTCGGAATTTTGAACGGTGAAACAGATCTCTTGACCGCTTCTGCCAACTCGACGTCAGATTTCAGCAGGAATCCGGGATTGCTTGAAAAAACAGCGCAGTCATACACTTCTTGCAGAACGCGCCGAATCTGGTGGTATTCGGCATCCGTAATTTCCCGATCGGTCGCGAACTCGCCGGGGCTGATGATATTGGAGACCTCGACGCGGCCGGCCGGCAACTTGATGGTGGCGCGCGCCGTGCCGTAGGTCTCGTGCGTGTACTCGGCGAGGTCGCTCATGAATCCGCCATCCGCTTTATTGCTTCACGGCTCGCTGGCGTAGGAATGCTGAGTGCCGGCAGCATATGAGCCATAACCCAGTCACGGTAGGCCTTTTCTACGGTGAGACCCCACCCCAATCGCCCGGCGCCAGCGATGCTCCACCAATACCCATTCCAGCGAGCGTGCGGTTTTTTCATGCGATCTTCGCCCTCGGCGCGACCGATGCAACGCCAGGTATCTGCCGCCCGAACTCACCCATGAACAGTTCCATGCCCTTCAAGGCCGCAGAATTGTCCGAATCGGCCGCAATCGGGTATACCCGCTGGTGAGCATGCGGAAATTCGCCAGTAACGGTGACCTGAAAGACATACGGACGCTGGACCCGGGAGACCAATCTCACCGTGGCCTTGCAGCGGGGGGTGGTGTTCTCGAGGGTGAGGATCGTCACAGGGGCCTGAATACTCTGGGTGCCTAGAATAGCTCAGCTCTCGTCGGATGTTACGATCTGATCTCCTCATTGTGCAAATTGATGCTCTAAATGCTCGAATTACCGGCGAACTTTGACCGTGAAGCCCAGCTGATCGATCTCAGTCGGGCCGACTCCGAGGAGAGTCTGTACGTATTCACCCGGTCCGCCTTCCCCTATATAGACCCCGCTCCCTGGATTGATTCGTGGGCCGTTGAGGCCGTGTGTGAGCATTTGCAAGCCGTGGCGGACGGCGAGATCCGCAAGCTGATCCTGAACATCTCGCCCCGATGCCTGAAAACGATCACGACCTGCGTCACTTTTCCCGCGTGGGTATGGGCTCAACCCGTGCCGGGGCCAACGGTGGGTCCAACTGTTAGTTTTCTATGCGGCTCCTACAACCGCGACCTCTCAATGGACGCGACCGTCAAATGCCGCCAGTTGATCAACTCACCTTGGTATCAGGATCGATGGGCATCCCGATTTGCACTGTCGGACATACAGGCCACCAAACAACTATTTGTTAATGACAAGGGCGGACGGTACTTGAGCACATCCGTTTCCGGTGGAACCTTGGGGCGTGGCGCCGACATCATCATCGCCGATGATTTGAATGACGCTCAGGATGCGCTGTCTGAAGCCAGTCTCGAAGGCACTCTCAACTATTGGAACACCGTCCTTCGCACTCGATTGAACAATCCGAAGACCGGAGCCTTTATCGTGATCCAACAGCGATTGGCAGAAAATGATGTCACCGGCCACATCTTGGAGAAAAACGCGGAAGACTGGGTTCACGTGATGATTCCCATGCGCTACGAACCGGAGCGCTCTTTCCATACCGTCATCGGCTGGAAAGATCCGCGCACGCAGGCCGGCGAGTTGATGTGGCCCGAACGCTTCGGCGAGGCCGAAACGAAGTCACTCGAATCCGACTTAGGTCCGTGGGCGGCCTGTGGTCAATTACAACAGCGCCCGGAACCCAAGGGCGGCGGCATCATCAAGCGCGAGTGGTGGAAGCTCTGGGAACACGACTCCTATCCCCCGATGGATTTCGTGTTAGCCACGCTCGACACTGCCTACACCGAAGATCAGATGAACGATCCGTCCGGCATGATCATCTGGGGCATCTTCTCCGGCGACGTCAAAGCAGCGACGACACGCATAATCGACGCCGACGGCACACCCCACCGCATGAACTCAACCTACTCCGAGTTCGCGCCGCATGTGATGTGCATGTACGGCTGGACAGCGCGACTCGAGTTGCATGATCTGGTGGAGAAGGTCGCCCAAACCTGCGTCAAGTTGAAAGTGGATCTGCTCATGATCGAGAACAAAGCCTCTGGCATCAGCGTGTCTCAGGAAATCCGGCGGCTGTATTGGCGCGAAAGATTCGGTATCGAGTTGTTTGATCCCAAGAGCCAGGACAAGGTCGCGCGGCTCTACAGCGTACAGCACCTGTTCGCGGAGGGCATCGTCTACGGGCCTGACCGGCCGTGGATGGAGCAGATCATCACGCAAGTAGGGGCCTTTCCTCGCGCTAAACACGATGAGTTTGCTGACTTGACCTCCATGGGCCTGCGCAAACTCCGAGACATGGGCCTGCTCGTCAGGCAGCCAGAGCGCGAGGCGGAGAATGAGTCGGCTAAGATCTACCCGCGTGGGCAGGATCAGCCGCTGTATCAGTGTTAGTCCACCGCGTCCGGCGTACGCCAATATCGATCCTCTTCCGATATTGGCGCGCACTCGGGCCGGTCCTCATCGTCATAGCAGATTTCGCCATCATCGGCCGTTGCCACACGCCCGTTACGTGCCAGCCATACATGGTTGATCTCGGTACGTAGGCCGCCGTCCCACAGATGCCACACCTGCGCCTCTGGCGGCATCTTATTTAGTTCTTCAATCAACTCGGCCGCGGTCACCGCTTCACCCCCTTGATCAGCACCTCGAGTTCCCTAGGCGTCAGCGTCCGCCA